GCGCGGAACCCTAAACTACAAAATCAAGGACACTGTGGACAGGCCTGAATCGGAATGGAAACGCACCGAGAACGCTCATGAGGCCATCGTCAGCCTACAGGACTTCGATCTTGCCCGGCGCATCATGCAGCTTGACACCCGCACCGCCCCGGGTGGCGACAGGGTTTACCTGTTCTCCGGCCTGCTCATCTGTGGATGCTGCGGCGGCAGGATGACACGCAAGACCAACCGCTACAAAGGACAGGAATATTTTTACTATTATTGCCCCTGTGGAAAAAAGAACGGCTGTAATGGTGTGGGCATGATTCGGGAGCAAGACCTCATCCAGTGCGTGCTGGAGAGCGTAAAGGGACATATCGCCGGAATTGCGTCTTTGGATTCGGTGCTGGCCGTCAGCGATGGACGCAAAGCGGCGATTGCCCTTGCCCGCCAGCTCGGGCAGCAGATTGAGGACAACGAGCGTCAGCTTGCTAAAATCAGCGGCTTCAAATCCTCGCTGTATGAAAATATGGTCAGCGGCCTGCTGACAAAGGACGACTTCAAAACCTTGAAAACAAAATACGCCGCCGATGAGCTTCGCCTGCGCGACGCCATCGCCGCGCTGGAGGATGAGCGGGGCAACGCCCTTGACGGCAGGGCCGAGCGTTTGCGCTGGATGGAGCATTTCCGCAAGTTCGAGGGGCTGGAGGAGCTGGATCGCCGCACGATGGTCAACCTTGTGCGCAGCATTCGTGTGCTGGGCAAGACCGAGTTGAGCGTGACATTCCACTACCAAGCGGAGTATACACAGGCTCTCACGCTTCTTCGGCAGGAGGTGGCATGATGGCACGGAAAAGCAGAAAAGAAACCGCGCCGGTTCCGACCATACAGAAACAGCCCGTTGTCTATCATGCCGCCGCCTACATCCGCCTCTCCAGCGACGCCAAGCGCAAGCCGGGGGATTCCCTCGAAACCCAACAGGATATCATCGAAAACTTCATCGCGGCGTCTCCCGACATTCAGCTCACCGAGGTTTATATTGACAATCAGGCCACCGGCACTAACTTCGAGCGCCCCGCCTTTCAGCGGATGTTTGCGGATGTGGAAAGCGGCAGGATCAACTGTATCATCGTCAAAGACCTTTCAAGGTTTGGCCGCAATGCCATTGACTGCGGCTACTATATCGAGAAGCAGTTTCCCGCCCTGGGCGTGCGGTTCATCGCCGTCACCGACTCCTTTGATTCCCTTGAGGGGGATGGCGGCGTCCTGCTGCCGCTTAAGAATATTATCGCGGAATCCTATGCGCTGGACATCAGCCGCAAATGCAGAAGCGTGCAGCGGCAGAACATTCAGGACGGGCGGTTTGTAGGGCGCATGGCGCCCTATGGCTTCTCCAAATCAGCCGAGGATTGCCATCGCCTGGTGGTGGATGAAGAGGCTGCCGTCATTGTTCGCCAAATGTTCGAGCTGGCCGTGGGCGGGTTGAGCATTGGCGAGATCGCACGCACACTCAATGAGCGAAAGGTACTCCCGCCCAGCCACTACAAGTGGGAAAAGGGCCAGATCACAAACAAAAGACTGCTTGGCAAACCCTTCTGGCAAAAACGTACGGTTACGGATATCCTCAAAGACCGGGTCTATGTGGGCGATATGGTGCAGGGCAAAAGCCGCACGGTAAATGGCAAAGAGCTTTCTGTTCCGCGTGAGGAATGGATCTGTGTGCCGAATACCCATGGCTCTGTTGTTTCCCAAGAATTGTTCGACCGGGTGCAGGAGCGGCTTCTTCGCCGCTCCGAGCGGGACAAGGCTGTGCGTAGTGCCGCAGTCACATATTCACCCCATCTGTTCAAGGGCAAGGTGTTCTGCGCCCACTGCGGCCACCCCATGCACCGCCACCGCCAGAATAAGGACGGCGTGTATTGGTACCGCTGTGAATCCCAGTGGAAGATCCACAAGGATGCCTGCTATCAGGTTTCCGTCAAGGAAGATGAGTTAAAAGCGGAAATCCTCGCCCTGCTCCGCAAGCACGCTGAAGCAATACTGGGCGGGTATGTCCATCGGGAGCGCATGACACCGGTAAAGAATGCCGCCGCCGAGACCGAGCTGGCGGAGATCAACCGGGAGCTTGCATCCAGCGGCCATTTTCTCAAAAGCCTTTATGAGAGCTTGATGGGTGAAATCATTACCGCCAACGAGTTCGCCGCTATGAAAGCTGATTATGAAGGGAAAATTGGTGCCCTGTCCAAACGGGCCGATCAACTCCGCGCCAAGCGGCGGGAGCGGCGGCACGAGCAGGAATCGTATCATGACTTTGCGGATGCCGTTTCGGAGGTGCTGGCGGAGCATGAATTGACCGCCGACACCGCCCAGCGGCTGGTGGAGCGGATTCTCGTTCGCCGTGACAAGAGCTTTGAGATCGTCTTTCGCTTCAGGGATGAATTTCGGGAGGTGAAGTGCGTTGGCTGATTTGATCATCGCAAAATATATCCGGCTTTCGTTGGACGACAGCCATACCGACAGCATGAGCTTGGGGCACCAGCGGCTTTTGCTGGATCAGTACATCGCCGATTCCGATTTGGACGGCCCGGTGCGGGAGTTTGTGGACAACGGCTTCTCCGGCCTGAACTTCGAGCGTCCCGCCGTGCAGGAGCTTCTGGAGCTGGTAAAGGACGGGCGGGTCGGCTGCATCCTGGTCAAAGACTTCAGCCGTTTTGGTCGCAACGCCATCGAGACCGGTTACTTCATTGAGCGGGTGTTCCCGCTGTACCGGGTGCGCTTTATCTCGGTTTCCGACCACTTCGATTCTGCACAGTATGATGGCGACACCGGCGGTATGGAGGTGGCGTTCAAGTTTTTAATGAGCGAATACTACAGCCGTGACCTGTCAAGGAAGATCAGCAGCGCGAAGCAGGAAAAAGCCCGCCGAGGCGAGGCGGTGAGAAAAAACTGCGCCTTTGGGTACGCGCTGGACGATAACCGCAAGATGATGATTGACCTCGAGGCCGCCGAAACGGTGCGCGTCATCTTTGAGATGTACGCCGGCAGCAAGAGCATCTCCAAAATTGAGAAGCGGCTTTACGAGGAGAAGCGTCCCACGCCCGCCGCGTGGAAGAAGTATCGGTGCAGAACCGTCGAAACCGAGGAGTTTCGCTGCGTGTGGCAGAAGTCAGTGATTCTCAGCATTTTGCAAGATGAACAGTATCTCGGCACCTACACGGCGCTGAGAACCAAAACGAAGGAGATCGGCAATCCCAACCGGGCGCCAAGAGCCAAGGAGGATTGGGTCAGAATACCAGACCATCATCCGGAAATTATTCCGAGGGAATTGTTTGATGCGGTGCAGGAAAATCTTCGCACAAAGGGCGAACCCCTGCGCAAGCGAAAGGTGGGAACATCCCAGCGGTATCCTGCATCGGACTCGCCCCTGAAGGGTAAGGTTGTCTGCGGCGTCTGCGGGCATTCCCTGCGGCTGAGCAATACGAAAAACGCCGCGTTCCATTGCTGGTTCACCCGCTCGGCGCCGGACATCGCCTGCCACAAGCTGCGCGTCCCAAGTGGGGAACTGGAGGATGCGGTGCGTGAGGCTGTGGTACGGCAATCGAAAATCGTTCTGAACCTTGATCAGGACGATATGCGAAGCTTTCGCTCCAAGCGGCAGTTGGAATCCGAGTGTAGACTGCAGGAACTCCAGAGCGAAAAGCAGCGCCTTTATGAGAGACTGGTGCTGGGCGATATCCAGCCCGAGGAATACAAGGAGCAAAAGAAGGTACTGGATGCCGCCCTTGCCCGGCAGCGGGATGTCCATGGGGTCATCTGTGAACAGGAAGAAAAAAGTGCCCCCAGCGCGGCCGCAATCAAGGCGGCACGGGAGGCACTTCAATCGGATGAACTTGGGCGGGAGCTTGCCGACCTGCTGATCGACAGGGTGCTGGCTTATCCCGATAACCGCATTGAGATTCAGTGGAAGGTTTCGGGATTCGGCTGCAATGATGCGGCTGGTGCAGATGATGTTTGTGTCGCTATTTAAGCGCACGGGGATATTCGCATAAAATATGTCAAGCCCAAGACAAATTTCTTTTTGTCTCGGGCTTGACATTTGGGTGGTGCGGGTAGCAG